GTAGCCTCGCTCATCTTTTCTTGTGTTATGGGGCGCCGGATTATAATAGGCACGTGCTCATGCGCTCTGAGGCTTATAGGTAACCAATCCTGTCTCTGTTCTATTCTCTCATTCTGAATCAGTGTGTCTATCCTGGAATCATCCGTGTGTAAAGAACTGCCATGGGTATTACATACCCAGACCATACTAGACTATGGTAACGCGTTGGGGATACGGACCCGAGATACAAAGAAAGGTAGTGCCCTCATTTCTACGCGTAAATATAGTGAAGCGGTGTCTATATACGTAGTATATATCATGTCGTTTTATTATATTTACGGACGTGCCGGGTGCATATTGAGGAATATGTGGACACGTTTGAGGTATTTAACGTGTATTAAATATTTTAATAAACCTAATGAGAAATTAGAGAGGGTAATCCTATCTACTCATTAACCCATTTGATGTATGTCAACAGGTGATTTAAAAATGGAAAAGTTTCATACTATGGTTGTTGTAAATGATAGTGCTAGCACTTCAACTGTTAAGGAATTGCCCACTGATTACTACGTACCAGTAAACACCGATGAAATTGCTCGTGACGATTATATCATTCAATGTTGGAATGAAAAATTTCCATCTAAGAAAATAACTGATATTAATCGTATTAATGATTTTATCAGTTCATCAGTTGGTCTCCAGGAATGGTATGCTACAATCATGATTAATTATCAACGAAATGTAGTTATGCCAGATTATCTCAAAGATGTATTAACACTTCAAGAATTTGACCAAGTCAAAATTAAGATTGATAACTACAACTCAAGTTTAGTTAATAAGTCTAAAGAGATAAACGATGCTGCGCGTGAAATGAAGACTAAACTCGAAAATATCAACAAAAAGTATTCACAAATTGAAAGAGACTATAAGAAAGATAAAATCTTATATATTTTAACTCTTAATAGGTCTGACTTACCCTTAGATATTCAAGAAGACATTATTAATTACACTCCTTCTGATATTAAGGATCCCCATACTAGAAAGATTTATGCAAAAGAGAAACTCATTCAATTCCAAAAATCGTTAATCGTTGCATATAAAGAGAAGAACATTGATCCAATCAAGTACGTAAGTTCTAATAGAGCTGTTTTCAGAGAGTCCTCTCAGATAATGTAACTCAGTGTGCAGATTACTTATATCGCCGATTAGACCACTGGCTCGACTATATTGATTGGAAAATATCACCAGAATGGGTCACCAAATCTTCATATGGTAAAAATGTATTTAAGTCATTCAAAGATGTTAAGATGAAAAATTCACAACTTTACTATGACATTAAAGCTTTTGTCAGGGGTGGTAAGCTTATGGAGAGGAGAATGATCTATAAGGTGAAACATATAGTTGATGAGCGTTTGGTTGCCCGTAGAGGGTCAGGCAAAATTGTAAGACGATTATTTAAGATTGATCACAAAAGTCTTGCTATTAGTGGTATTGGTGGTCCGTTACCGCGAAATAGTGTATGTAAATTCGTTTCTTTCACTACGAAATATATCGGAACACGTTCAAGTATTAGATTACCACCTAACTATTTATTTAATGATTTTATGTCAAAACAACCATCTAATTCTGTTTTCAAAAACATTTGGAGTAAACTATTAAGGGACTATAGGCAAGTCTACACTGGTGGAATTCAATCCAATATGATTAATTTGTTAGAAATGGCAAATGATAAAATTGGTGTTGATCTGCATTATAAGTCAATCTTGAAAATCTTGGATATGGGTGGCTTCGACTGGTTTAGATTACCTAAAATGAGTGATGTTAAACCAGAAGACCTATATAATAAGATTCATATTAACCCTGACTCTAGCCCAGGACTATACACTAAAGAGTTATTTGGCGGTAAAAGACGAAAAAGTATACTCTCATCTGTTCACGTAAGTGATGTTCTTTTCAAAATATTTTCGCAACAAGGTTTTGGGAATTGGACATTGTGGGAGATGCTAGGTCGTGAAAAAGACGTCAAAGTAAATGACTCTAATAAAGAACTGCGCACTAGGTTAGTTCTTAATATGGAAGAACCAATGATGATCTTGAACTTCTTGTCATCTCAGAAAATAACTACGTTATTATCCAATGATAAAACTAATAATATATTCATTGGCAAAAGCTTAGTCAATGAGGATATTCAATTCTTAACAGAATTAGAAAAACGCTATGATGTTATTGTTGAGGCTGATTGGACTAGTTTTGATAATTTTGTTTCTAAACCATTAATCCATCTAGCAACCAGTATTATTATGTCATTATATGATTTCAAAGATATTAATAAACATTATTTTATCTTTGTTTATCATTCATTCATTAATAAATATGTGGCTGTACCACCTGGTTTGGTATATAAAATATCAAAAGGAATACCGTCAGGCCATCCATTTACTTCTTTGATTGGTTCTATCGTTAATATTATACTATGGGCCATTATAGGTTACCATGTGTATGGTGATGACTATTCTCAAAAGATGTATCCTGTGGTTTCAGGTGATGATTGTTATATTTATATGACATACGTTCCTGAGCTTAAAGATACAATTGAAACCATATGTGAACATATTTTACGTATGAAGATCAAAGATTTAAAATTGTTCTGTAGTATGGCTGATACAGATATACATGATCGCCCATCTTTATTACGACGTAAATTCAATTCTTCGGGTAATATTGTCTGGGATAGAGAATCTGTTATCAAGAAATTAATGTATCCGCCAAGTCGCCGTGTCTTTGTTCAGGACCAACTTGATGTAGTGTGTAACTACTTATATACTGCACCATTTGATTTTGAATTGAATGAGTTACTAACTAGTTATATCAGATACTTATGTGCAACACGAGTTGACTTAAATCACTCTGGTGTCTACGAATCATATATTAAAGATATGATCACAAGAGGTATCTTTAGGATTTCTAATAAATCTGAAATGATGTTAACTAATTTGGTAATTAATGACCTAATTCCAAAGTATGATCTCAATAATTATATTAGGATGAAGGTAAAGGCTGGTGAATTTCAAAACTTAATAACCGCTGTCTTCTTTTATATACCAATGGGTATGTGGCGAAATTACGCACACATAATCATAAATTATATAAGGGAAGTTTTCAAAACAAATAATAAAACCGGACCACCTATCTGAGAGGAGGTCTAGTTCGAAGTATTCTTAATAACCGTCGTGGAGACTTATCCATCGATTTAGGTCAACCAATACGAGGGAG